TTTCACTTCCACCAGGGCGCTCCGGTTTCGGAGTGCAACAAGGCGGCCCGTGGGCCGCGCTCCCTGCCCCGAACGTATGGCGGGGCGATCCCTGGTCCGTGAACCGTGGTTCGCGAGCCGCTGGCCGTGCTCGATGCGCCAGGGGCCCGTGGCCGGATCGCGTCGAACCGATCCCAGCGATCCGCGCACCAGGGGCCCCGGCCCTAGGGAATTCCCCACGGGTCTGTAGCCGATGAAGTGGCAAGTTTTTCACGAACGATGAGGTAAAAAAACGAACGGGTTTAACTGAAAAAGTTTTTTGCTATATTTGACCCCCTATGGCTGATCTTTTTTCCACGGATCTTGAAACGAGGAAGTTACGTCTTGAATTGCGTTTGGCGCAGTTAGATCACGTCGAACGGTCCCAGGAAGATTTCTTATCGTTCGTTAAATCGATGTGGCCCGACTTCATTTCGGGTAGGCACCACGAAATTGTGTCCGAGAAGCTTGAAAAAATTGCCAGTGGCGAGCTAAAGCTCCTGATTGTCAACATGCCCCCACGGCATACCAAGTCCGAATTCGCCAGTTTCCTGTTTCCGGCATGGATGATTGGAAAGAATCCTGCCATGAAAATTATTCAGGCAACGCACACCACGGAACTTGCCGTTAATTTCGGCAGAAAAGTGAAGAACCTCCTGGAAACGGAGGAATATCAAGAAATTTTTGATGATTGTCAGCTATCGGCGGACAGTAAAGCCTCCGGACGATGGGACACGAAGCGTGGAGGAATGTATTACGCCGTGGGTGTTGGCTCAAACCTCGCGGGCCGTGGTGGAGATTTAATTATTATCGACGATCCGCACTCGGAGCAGACGGCGATGTCCGCGAGTGGCTTTGAAAATGCCTGGGAATGGTACACGGCGGGGCCCCGACAGAGGCTCCAGCCTGGTGGGGCTATTGTTTTGGTGCAGACGCGCTGGTCAGAGAAGGACATGACGGGTCAATTGATACGTTCTATGGCTAAAGATCCCATGGCCGACCAGTGGGAGGTGGTGGAATTGCCTGCCATCATGCCGTCCGGCGAGCCGTGCTGGCCGGAATACTGGGGCAAGGAGGAATTAGAGCGGGTTAAGGCGTCGGTGCCCGCGTATCAGTGGAACGCGCAGTACCAGCAAGACCCCACGGCGGAAGAACTGTCTATTTTGAAGCGCGAGTGGTGGAAGAAGTGGGAGAAAGATGAGGTACCGGATCTTCAATATATTATTCAGAGCTACGATACGGCGTATTCGAAGCGCGAGACGGCAGATTACAGCGCCATTACCACCTGGGGTGTTTTTCATCCCGAGGAAATTGGGGGCCCCCCGAGTTTAATTTTGCTCGACGCCAAGAAGGGGCGTTGGGATTTCCCTGAATTGAAGGTAGTGGCGCAGGAACAGTATCGTTTTTGGGAGCCGGAGACCGTGATTGTGGAAGCGAAGGCGTCGGGACTGCCGCTGACGCACGAATTACGGCAAATGGGGATTCCGGTTGTAAACTTCACCCCCAGTAAGGGAAATGATAAGCTTTCGAGGGTTCATTCTATTTCGCCTCTTTTTGAGGCGGGAATGGTCTGGGCCCCGGATGAATCGTGGGCTGACGAGGTGATTGAGGAATGTGCGGCGTTCCCGAACGGTCAATACGACGACCTTGTGGATAGCACCACACAGGCCCTTATGCGCTATCGCCAGGGTAATTTTGTACAAATCCCCACGGACGATTGGGAAGACGACCCGTCCGAAGAGCCTGTTCGCATAGGAGCCTACTATGGCTAGAGGCATTTTAGGTTCCTCTCTGGTACGCGGCCCACGGACCACGGGTCCGTTAGCTCGTTCTTATCGCGGTGGGGGCCCCGTTCAGCGGTATGGGACCGGTGGCGGGGTACGTCCTTGGAGTCCAAATGCTCCGTCGCCTTGGGAAGAGGGCGGTTATGCGGGCCGGGTAGGCCAAGATCCGTATGGGGGACCAACCGACGATCCAAGCCGGTTTCAGCAAATTCGAGATTTTTTTCAGAACCTTACAGGGGCGGGTATTCCTGTAGGGGAGCATGGAGCGCGCGTCAGAGCAGATACTAGCAATAATCCTACGGGTATGGAGCATCAACCGGGTGCCTTTACGCCCGGTGACCGTGGCGTTGGAGTTACAGTCGAGCTACCCCTTTACGGTGGAACACGTCGACGGGTGGGACGTGGCGGCGGCGGCGCAGAAGGGGGCCCGGTAGAAGCCTATCAATTCGGGGGCAACGTAGGCGGGATGGCTCCCACTTTCGATCCTAATTTGGCAATCGACCCGGCCATATTGGCGCTTATTCAAGGGGGCGGTGCTCCTCCCACGGGTGCTCCGGTAACACCACCACCAGCGCCGGTAGCTCCCCCGGCGGCTCCGGTAGCCCCTCCAGCAGCGCCAGTTGCAGCGCCGGTAGCCCCACCAGCGGCTCCGGTTGCACCAGTTGCGCCCCCGGCTGCGGGGGGTGTCGCCGCCCTTCCTGGCGCATCTGCCGTGGTCGGGGGCGCTCCTCCAGGCGGCGTGATGAGTGTGGGTTCAGGCGGCGATATGGGCCCATCGGCTGGGGGCCCCGGCGTCAGTGCAGGCGTAGGCCCTGGCATGTCCGATGCCGATATACAGGCTGCCGCCGAGGCTCAGTTATTAGCCGAACAACAAGCCGCTGCCGAGGCTTTAGCGTTAGAAGAACAAGAGGCGCAAGCACTAGCGGAGCAACAAGCTCTTGCAGAGGCCGCCGCGTTAGAAGAGCAGGAAGCGCAGGCACTGGCGGAGCAACAAGCCGCTGCCGAGGCTTTAGCGTTAGAAGAACAAGAAGCGCAGGCACTAGCTGAACAGCAGGCGCAAGCTGCCGCCGCTGCCGAAGCTCAAGCCGCTGCCGAAGCTCAAGCCGCTGCCGAAGCTCAAGCCGCTGCCGAAGCTCAAGCCGCTGCCGAGGCCGCTGCCGTTGAAGCTGATACGCGCCCCGTTACCGAGCCCCCTCCTGCCGATGGTGCCCCCTCCGGTGTTCCTGCTGGAGCCGACACGCAAATGGGCGCACAGGAAACTTCTGAACGAGATTTAGAGGCCGCTGCAGACGCTGCCGCTGCCGCCAGACAAAAAGAAATAGACGATAAAGCTGCCGCTGACAAAGCTGAAGCGGATCGTATTGCTGCTGAGAAAGCTGCCGCCGAAAAAGCTGAAGCCGACCGTCTTGCCGCCGAAAAAGCTGAAGCGGATCGGCTGGCTGCTGAGAAAGCTGAAGCGGACCGTCTTGCTGCTGAAGCCGCTGCGGCAGAAGAACAACGCCGTCGAGAAGAGGCCGAAGCTGCTGCTGAGAAAGAACGACAGCGCCTAGCCGCTGAAGCCGAAGCTGCTGCCGAAGCCGAACGTAAACGCCAAGCAGCAGCCGAAGAAGAACGCAAACGCCTAGCAGCCGAAGCTGCTGCCAGGGCCGAAGCAGAACGTAAGCGGGCAGAAGAAGAAGCCAGGGCCGAAGCAGAACGCAAACGCCTAGCCGAAGAAGAAGCGCGGCGTAAGGAAGAAGAGCGCCGAGCGGCGGAAGAAGCTGCTGCCGAAGCCCGTCGTAAAGCGGAAGAGGCCGAACGTAAAGCCCGTGAAGAAGCGGAAGCAGAAGCCAAGGCCGCTGCTGAAGAAGAAGCTCGCCGTGCCCGCGAAGAGGCCGAACGTATCCAGCGAGAAGCAGAAGAGAAGGCGCGTGCCGCTGAAGAAGCCGCCGAAGCTGAACGCGTACGTGCAGAAGCCGCTGCCGAGGCCGAACGCGTACGTGCAGAAGAAGCTCGCCGTGCCGAGGAAGAAGCCCGCGTTGAGTTTGAAGCGGCCCAAGCCGCTGCCAGACGCGAAGCAGAAGCCGAAGCTGAACGGGTCCGCGCCGCCGCTGCCGAGGCCCAACGTAAAGCAGACGAAGAAGCCGAGCGCCAGCGCCGTATAGACGAAGCCAACGCCGCCGAAGCCGAACGCGTACGTGCTGCCGCTGAAAAGGAAGCCGCCGACCGCCTTGCAGCAGAAAATGCCCGGATCGAAGCGGAAGAACGCGAAGCGGACCGTGTGGCTGCTGAAGCTGCTGCCGCAGCACAAGCCGAGCGGGACAGCATTGCTGCCGCTGCCGCTAAACGCGAACGTGAAGCGCAGGCAGAAAGAGAGCGCCAGGAAGCCGCCGACCGCGAACAACGCGAAGCGCGAGCCAGGGAAATCCTAACGCCGCCCTCGGACCTTCCACCGACACTCGGGGCCGCTGCCTCGTGGGTCAATCAAGCCCCGACGTTCCGTTCGTTCAATCAACCCCAGTTTGACGTGACGCCGTTTCTGCAGGCAGGAGCTAACGCGCCACGTCGCGACATCGACATCCCGGAAACCTTGTATCCCTGGCAGAACCTGACAGACGAAGAGCGCGCCGCTGGCTACACCATCCCGGTCTTTCAGCCCATGGCTAATACCAGTGGACTCCAAGCCACGGGCGACCGCTTTAGTAGATTCGATGCTGCTGGTACCCCGGTTAACCGCGACGGTACCCCGATTAATCCTCCTGGCGGTACGACCACGCCTGGTGGTACGACCCCTCCTGGTGGTACCGAAGCTGGTCAGGTTCCGTACTGCTCTGATCCTAATTATGAATTGGCCTTTGAGGGCGCTGAACCCTATTGCCTCAAGAAAAATCCAAACCTAGAAGGCGAGGAGCGAACGGCGGCGCAGTGGAAAACACCCAATACTGGGAATCCCGGTGGACCCATGGCCCACGGGGGTCCGGTCAATGCCGGGATTGGCAACCTCATGTCCCGCGAACGCGCCTACACGTATCCTGACGGGACGCAAATGGTGGAGAAAGTCTCTCAGGGACGAATGCCTTTGGGGAAAAGATAATGGCGAGTCAAAATAAGAAGTCCGTAAAAAAGCCCTACAAAAAGAAGATTGCCATTGGTTGCGGTAAAGTAATGGGGAATCGCAGAAAAGTGACGAAGTATTACTGATGGCTGAAAACGAATTACCGCCGGGTTCTCTTATGGACACGGGTATTAACCTGGAGGAAGAAGCTCTCGATGACTTAGAGATCGAAGCTTTATCCAACGGGTTAGATTTCGAGCGGCCCATGCCAGAAGGCATTGAAATCATCGAAGAAGAAGACGGTGGCGTTATTCTGGATTTCGAACCTCGCCCCGAGGGTTCTGGGGATTTTTACGCTAACCTGGCAGAAGAGCTGGAGGACCGCGAACTGGGCGGCATTGCCAGCGAACTATCTGGCGAATACGAAGCCAATAAATCTTCCCGCTACGAGTGGGAGGAAGCCTACTCCAAGGGCCTGGAACTTCTAGGATTTAATTACGAGGACCGCACCGAGCCATTTCGTGGTGCGACGGGCGTGACCCATCCCCTGCTGGCCGAGGCAGCAGTACAGTTTCAGGCGCAAGCGTTCAATGAAATGTTACCGCCGAGCGGTCCGGTACGGACCACTATTCTCGGCGCGCGGACCCATGCCAAGGAAGAACAATCCGAGCGCGTCCGTGAATTTATGAACTACTACATGATGAACGTCATGGAGGAGTACACGCCTGAATTCGACCAGATGTTGTTTTATCTGCCGCTGGCCGGATCGACGTTCAAGAAAGTTTATTACGACGAAAGTTTAGAGCGGGCGGTGAGCAAGTTTGTACCGGCCGAACACTTGATCGTGCCGTACGAAGCGAACGATCTGGAGACGTGCCCCAACATCACGCAAGTGCTGCGTATGCCGTTAAACGAGCTACGCAAGAAACAGGTGTCGGGCTTTTATCGGGACATCCCGGTGCTTCCCTCGCAGGAAGAAGCGGACAGTCTGACGGACGAACAGCGCCACATTGACGGTACCGAGCCCTCCAACATTGACTACGACTGCACCTTACTCGAATGCCACGTGGATCTTGACCTGCCGGGGCATGAAGAGACTGATGAGAGCGGCGAAGAAACAGGCATTAAAATCCCGTACATCGTCACGCTAAGTGATGATAACGGGCAAATTCTGTCGATTCGTCGCAATTACCGTGAAGACGACGAGTTAAAGAAAAAGATTCAGTATTTCGTTCACTACAAGTTTTTACCGGGTTTTGGTTTCTACGGCCTCGGCTTGATCCACACCATCGGCGGCCTGTCCCGTACGGCGACAGCGGCCCTCCGGCAATTGATTGACGCCGGGACGCTCTCGAATCTTCCAGCGGGCTTCAAAGCTCGCGGCCTGCGGATCAGGGACGACGATAACCCACTGCAACCAGGGGAGTTTCGGGACGTGGACGCGCCCGGAGGCGCTATTCGTGACAGCTTGATGCCGCTGCCGTTCAAGGGCCCCGACACCACGCTCATGCAGCTCCTGACCTTTGTCGTGGATGCGGGTCAACGCTTCGCGACCATTACCGACTTAAAAGTAGGCGATGGCAACCAGGGAGCTGCTGTAGGCACCACGATTGCCATGCTTGAACAAGGCACGCGGGTGATGAGTGCTGTGCATAAGCGGATGCACTTCGCCATGCGGATTGAGTTCCGTTTGCTGGCTCGCATCATGGGCGAATACCTGCCGCCGGAATATCCGTACGAAGTGACTGACGCGGATCGCTCGATCAAGGCGGAAGACTTCGACGGCCGCGTAGACATTGTGCCGGTATCGAACCCCAACGCTTTTTCCCAGTCGCAACGCATTGCCATAGCTCAAACAGAAATGCAGTTAGCGATGCAAGCCCCTGAAATACATAACGTTCCTGAAGTTTTCAGGCGCATGTACGAAGCCTTGGGCGTGCGCGAGATCGATAAGATCCTGCAACCACAAGAGCCGGACAGTCCGGAGCCCATCGATCCGGCACAAGAAAACGTCAACGCAATGGAAGGAATGCCGCTAACGGCGTTCTTGGGACAAAACCACCAGGCGCACATCATGGCGCATCTGGTGTCAGCCATGGCTCCCATCATGGAGAGCTTGCCTAAAGCAGCCATGGAATTGAACAAGCACATCATGGAGCATGTCCGCAAGCAGTCGGAAGAACAGGCGGAGATGATGTTTCAGCAACAAAACCCTGGTGTCGAGATAGGCGATCCGGAACAAAATATGCAGCTTCAGGGAATGAAGGCTCAGTTGATAGCGGAAGGGATGCAACAGTTGAAACAGCAAAGTACGGCCCTGTCTGGGGAAGGTGAAGAAGGCGAAGAAGCCATGCAAAACGACCCGTTGATTCAATTAAAGCAACAAGAACTACAGATCAAGCAGCAGAAGATTCAAGGCGATCAAGCCATGGATCAGGAGGAACTCGCTTTGGATCAAGAACGTGAAACTCGCAAAGCAACCGAGTTTCAGGAGAGAATTGCCAGCCAAGAGCGTCAGACTGCTGCTCGTCTGGATGCAGCAGAAGAACGTGAAATTATGAAATTGAGGAATCGCCCATGAGTGCAGTGAAAATACATGGTGCTCCTATGCCGGAGCCACCGAAGCCTGTCGCAAAGGCGGTGTTTAAGGATCAGGGTAGTATTCCTTATCCCAACCCGAAAACTATTAAAACGCCAAAAGCAGATAAAGCAACCATTACTAAGGGAACGGCACGAGGAATGGGTGCTGCGCTACGTGGTGGCAGCTTCCGTATCGCATAAAGCACAAGTCGTTCGCGGGTAGATCGTCGTGAATGATTTTGTCACGATTATTAATGAGGTCGGCGTGCCCGTTGCTGGTCTTCTAGGGTTAGGTTGGCTGCTATGGCAGCTTCTCAGCAAAATCATGGGGACCATTGAGCAAAAGATTGATGCTATTGATGACAGCATTAATCTCAAGATGGATAACATGGAAGGGCGGCTGATGACCCAGCTAGAGACGCAGCACGGCATCATCATCAGTCTGATTGATCGGGTACGAGCTGTGGATAATCAGACGATTCGCCAAGACGTACTTTTGAAAACCCTGTTGGGTGTCCCTAATCTGATTGACCATGAAAAGATTGCTAAGGCAGATCGGGATGACCAACGTAAGGATTAATAAGCGCGTTGCTCAGGTTCTCGTTGTTGGCAGCTTGTATTATTTAGCCTTCGGAACGTTTGATCGTGTGTGGGGTTCCGAACTAGTCCATGGTTTTGGCAACCCCAGCTTTAGCGGGGTTAATCAGTCGGCCCATTACCTCACCATCGATGAGCAGGAACGATCACGTTCCGAGAAGATTGCGTCAGACCTTCAGGATGAGCTGGATGAGATTGCGCGTGAGGCAGACAACACTGTCTTGGCACGTTTCGTACGGAACCTTGAGTCCCGCATCTATTCCACGTTGGCTAAAGACCTTAGTG